GGACTCTGTGGACTTGATTGTGCTTAAAAACTTTTTAAGAGCTGGCTTGGTGGCTTTGAAAAAGTCTCTCAACGCATCTGCAGGTTTACGTACAGTTTTGTTGACGCTAGCAGCTTCATCAAAACCCACTATGCTAGTGCCCTTGATCGACAGTGGCCCTTGTAGGGAATCAGCTACGTAAACACCCAATTTACGAGTACGGGTGTTAAACACCCACAACTGGCTAGCACCCACAATGTCGGCTGGGTTGATTGATGTCAGTTTAAGAGACGCATCCTGCTTCATATACTTGACACGGGCAACTAATTTTTCTTTGCTGGGTGCACGTTTGACACGCGGCTTACGAACTACTGTTTTATGTTGCTGGTATTTTTCAATGTCAGCGAACAGTGCTGTGTAAAATGCAATATAGCGTTTGAAACGCACCTTGGTCCATTTGCGATAGCCTTCTTTGAGCTGTTCGTCCTCGCCTGAGGCTGCCGCAGAGATTTCTTCAAAATGTGGCTGGAAGAACTTGCTGACAGCAACCACAGCACCTTGCGTCGCAGTCTTTTCATGAAAGTAACCATAAGCGTCAAATGTCACTGCATCCGACTCCAATTGGTCTTCAAAAGTTTCAATGTGTGCAATGTGCCCCTCGGCAATTTCGCGCAAACGATCTTGAATTGTAGGCTGTTTTGCCACTGCCTTAGGCTTTTCTTTTTCAGTTTCGGCTACAGCAGTACCCAATGCCGCACGATTAACAATGCTCAGCACAGTATTTTTAATGTGATCGCGAAACCGATCACGCATAGGCATGCCCTTCCTATGGGCCCGAACCAAGGCCGCTACAGTAATCGGCGTCAAACTGTCGGGCGATTTCAAATAGGCACGTAGGGTATCCGCATCAACTAAGTTGCTGGCTGCTAACCAACTGTTGAATTCGGGACGCAGTTCACGGTTACTGTAAAAGTAATTGTAATAGCGGAAACTGTTACGAAGTCGTACGTCAAATTCAGCATCGGTCAGTTCCATTGCTGCCGCAGTATCCCAAGTCGGTTCAGGACCAAAATATTTTTCATCAAGGAATAGTGGATTACGTGGCGCACGGGTCTTTGTACGAGCAGACTTTTCAACTTTGATACGAGCCATGTCAGCCTCCAAATTGTCAACTTCCAAGCAGTATAGCAGTATTTAATTGGTGTGTCAACCAGTGTTGGCAAACCATAAATATTCAAAAGGATCAGTATGCCTAGACTGTCTATGTGGAAAAACGGTAAACATTCCAATGATTACCGTTTTTTTGATCGAATCATTAACGAGCAGTTCACCGTTGGTGGAACGGGCATCAATGTCCATTTGTATCTTGGGCCTGCTAAACAGACCGACAGCACAGATTCAACAGTTCCCGATTATGTCAATCCCACAGCCAAAAATATCCAAGACCTACTGTTTTTAGAAAATCGAGATCGAACCTACAGCACTGATGTGTATAATTTACGTGGCCACTATCAAGTCAGCGATAATGATTTTGATTTGAGCCAATTTGGGATACAACTGGCCAACGACACATTGTTTATTGTGTTTCATTTGAATACCATGGTAGAATATCTTGGTCGTAGATTAATGGTCGGCGATGTACTGGAATTGGAACATTTGAAAGATTATTACCCATTGGATCTAGACGCAGTGCCCGAAGCACTAAGAAAGTATTATGTTATCAAAGACGTTAGTCGCGGAGCCGAAGGATTTAGTCAAACTTGGTGGCCGCATCTGTGGCGAGTTAAATGCGAGCCCTTAGTGGATAGCCAAGAATACAAAGACATTATTAAAACTGGTGTTGGAATAAGTGCTATGTACGATGCGTTCATTGGGATTAACGATGCGATTATTGCACAATCAGAAAAAGATGTGCCCAAAAGCGGATACGACACTACCGAAATTTACACCGTACCAATTGATCCCAACGGCGACCCAGGTGTACCTAATAGTTTAACCGCAGATACTACAGTACCCAATAACGATTCCCTTTCGCTTCCCACAACTGACAGCCAGACACTTAGCCCAGACTCGTCCGTTACTGGATATCTAACTGGTGATGGACTAACACCTAATGGATTGCCAATTATTCAAGGAATCGAATTTCCCGATAATCCCCTGCTTGGAGATTACTGTTTGCGTCTAGATTATGTTCCCAACAGACTGTTTAGATGGGACGGCCGAGCTTGGCGCAAAATTGAAGACGCTGTTCGTACCAGTTACACCCCCGGAACTGCTAATCAAACCCTTAAGAGTGGATTCTTTAACAATAACAAATTGGTCACCAATGGTGATGGTACTATTGTCAATAGTCGTCAAGGGCTTAGTAAGGCTCTACGTCCCAAGGAAGATTAATAAATGGCACAAACATTCTTTTACGATCAGCAAATACGCAGATTTATACTACAATTTATTCGCATAATGAGCAACTTTGAGGTAGAAACTGGATTAAATTCTGCCGGCAACAGTGCACTTATTCGCATACCTGTAGTGTATGGTGACCCTACACGGCAAGCAGCACAAATACTTGGCAACAACAGTGAAACTTCTTTACCGCCGGTGCCCATAATGGCCGCCATAGTCAGCGATTTAAAATACGATCGTCCACGAGTGCAGGAGCCCAACTTTGTAAGTACAATGACCATTAGGCAACGCAAAGTTGACCCCGAGACCGGACAATTACAAACTGTTAGGGGCAATAGTTTTAGTGTTGAACGCCTCATGCCTGTGCCCTATAAGTTAACAATTAAATTAGATATTTGGACCAGCAACACCGAACAAAAATTACAAATACTGGAACAAATCTTAGCCTTGTACAATCCAGCATTAGAAATACAAAATACCGACAACTATGTTGATTGGAGTAGTTTGAGTTACGTAGAGTTGATCGATACCACATGGAGTAGTAGGAGTATACCTACCAATACAGAAAATCCCATTGACATTGCCACGCTGACATTTGAAATTCCAATTTGGATATCTGCCCCTGCTAAAGTCAAAAAGATGGGCATTATCGAGCGTATCATTGCCAGTATCTACGATACTCAAGAAGATCTCGACGCTGCACTTAATGCTGGTAAATTGCTAAACGGCCAACGCCAATACATTACACCACTTAATTATTCAATAATACTGCTGTCTGGACGGGTACAGATTATTTCTATCCCCAATAGTACTATCCTAACTGATTCGGTAGTGTCTGCTACCATTGGCAATGGTGGAGGAGAATTGCAAAATTGGCCCTCAGTAATCAATGTATTTGGACAATTACGCAACGGTCTTAGCGAACTGCATCTCAGTCATAATGACTCTAGACCAGACATTGTAGGTGTAATTTCAGAAAATCCTTTGGACCCTAAAGAGTTATTGTTCACTGTTGATGGCGACACTATACCAGTTAATACAATATTTCCAATCGACGCTATCATTAATCCAGAAAAATCATTCCCCGGAGGAAAGCTAGGCAGTCCGGCAGTCGGACAACGCTACTTATTGCTAAACGGAATTAACGGTGCATTGGCTTGGGGTGTGGGATTTTATGCTCAAGGTAATGACATTATCGAGTATGACGGGACTAACTGGACTGTGAGCTTTAATTCTGCCGCTGCAGCGGGCCCAGACTATGTTACCAATATCAATACCGGAATACAGTATAAATGGGCAGCAGGTACTTGGGTTAAAAGCTACGACGGCGAGTATCCAGCTGGACGCTGGCATTTGGTACTATAATGGAACTGGGATCCCTAACCGGTTGTGGAGCCTTAGTCCATGCAAAAACTACCGGACGATATCTTTGGTTGCAACGAGCCAACAGCAGCTACAGTGGAACTTGGGGCATTGTGGGCGGTAAAGCCGAACATAATGAAAGTCCAATTCAAGCACTGTCTAGAGAATACCGAGAAGAATTGGGAATCAAATTCAATCCAGTAAGACTAGTGCCCATTGAACAGTACACTGCTGCAGATCGTCGGTTTGTGTACCATACTTTTTACATGCTGGTTGAGCATGAGTTCACACCCATACTAAATGACGAACATTCAGGTTACTGTTGGACCCAATTGAATTCACGCCCTACCCCGCTTCATCCAGGGGTTTGGCGTGTGTTTGAGTATGCTGAAGTTAGAAACAAACTACAGCAACTGGAAATTCAACCAGCCCTTACAAAATAGTAATCACCATCAGGGCCGTTGTTGCTGAATAGCCCATGACATTCAAATCCTTTTGACGCCATATAGGCAATCACAGTGTCACGCAGTGGTGCACCAGTGTTGTACTCAACTACTTGCAGTTCTAAAATCACATGGTTGCAACGGTTCAAACAATATTCAGCACCGCGCAGTATATCTAGTTCAGCACCCTGAACATCAATCTTGATGAGGTCAGGCAAGGGAAAATTGCCACTGAGTACAACTGAATCCAATGTTTCAGTGCGTAGTCGTCGACGATGACTCTCGTTAAAGTATTGTGGTACTTCAGGATTAACAGCTACATTTTCCAAGTAGTAACTGTTTCCCCCAGGATGTATGTCATTTTGATAAAAGTCCACGACCCGCTCACTGTCACTAAGTACGCCAATGTGATATTTTAAATTTTGCTCTTGATACAAAAATTCCACACTGTCCATAGCATCAAAAACACAATACTCAGCTTGTGGCCAAATACGCCGTGCTTCATTGGTCCAGTGTAGTACACATGCACCAATGTCGTATATGTGGCGTGGGTTGATTCCTGCATCACGTAGACGGATTAAAAAATCCACGTGTGATTGTGGCAGTAAACGTTGATTGCCTAATTCGCGTAGTCGTTGACTCCCAGTCTTTTCCAGCTTGGGTACAGTAACTGGTGCGGCCGAAATATTATCATCGATTACAAATTCACCCAAGCCAATGTGACGGCATTTGATGCTAGTGTCAGCCCAAATCTTAAATCCACATTCTCTAGCACGACGGCAGAAGAACACATCTTCGCTGATGGTATCGGCATGATCAATTGCACTGTGATATTTAAACTGCGGATATCCAATGGTTTCAAACACCTGCCGCTTGACCAATATGCAGCCAAACCCGGCACCTGTAATTTCCACTAATCCACGATTTTTAAGGCGTGCATAGTCAATGTTAACAGCGCCACCTTGGCCATTGTCCTCGTATACTTCTAAAATGTGCTGCCCAGGTTTGCGTTGAATGTACAGGCCAGATACCGCATCACGATCGTGAGCCAGCAGTTTGGCCAGTGTGTCGGGCGGAAACGCAATATCGCTGTCTACACTAAACAAGTAATCAAAGGGTGTATTGACTACCCAATGTGCAATAAGGTTTCGCACCTGATCAATATTATACCCATAGAAATATTGAAACGTTGCTGTATAGCCCGCAGGTATCTCTAAGTCGTAGATACTTTTAAAAGTATCCACTTCAATATTCTTTGCAGTAGGAATACCAATCAATATGCGTTTTGTTGCTGTCGGTAGCATAACCGGTGGTGGTGAATTATCTTGTGGTTTTGACGTCATATCAGCCTTGATTTTAGCATAAATTGTTCCTTCTCGCTCCAAAAAACCACCGGTAATTGCGGTATCGGATGTAGTGCTTGCAAACGGCGTTGAAAACAGTAAATTGGTGATTAGATAGTTGGTTCTTCCTTGTGCCAATTGCTGGTCAAATATGTAGTTGTCACCATAGTAGATTTTAAGTTCCTCGGGAATAGCAGCCCAGTTACTACGGTGTAGGAACATGAGACATCCAAACCCGTGTGTATGTTGCCCAGTCCAGGGAATGATGTCAATAGCACCGTTGGTCACTGGTGGGTGGTTAAATATGGGATCTCCTGGACATAACCCAAACACTCCTGCCGCAGGTGTAATGAGATCTGCTAGCCGATCAAACAGCTTGAGGTCAAAACTCACATCATCGTTAACAATGCAAATACGACTGTACTGCGCTACTTCAACTCCTAGATTCCAAGCTGGATTAACGTAGATATTTTCTCCAGGAACAAAGCGTTTGATTTTGGGATGGTCTTGGAAATCATCAGGTTCAGCATCGTTATCATTGTCGATGATGATGATTTCGCCAACCAGTTCATATTCACACAGCTCAACTAGAAATTTAGTAAACTGTTGAGCAGCACGCCACATTGTGGGCACTACTACTGTGTAACGCGCGGGCTGCTTACGGGTCAGTATTTCATTGGCGTTGCGTGTTTGCTCCCCACCGTTGACTTTATAATCATTTATAGGGCTAGCATCGTTGTAAAGGTAAGCGATATTGGTCAAACAGCGTACTGCCTCAGGACGAGCTTGCTCGATTAAACTGTAAAACAAGCTGCCGTCTCCGCCTGCCCGATACCACTGCCCTGAACTGTCTTGAAAGTCGGTATCAGAAACTGACCGTATTAGTCGCTGTACAAAGGTGCGAAGATGCGTATAGGGCATGTTCCAATTAAATCTGTGATCGCGATAAGTACCGTTTTGTTTTACAGATTCAGGATAAGGTTGACTGATTAATGGAATGTTGTCTACTACGCTCCAGCAACTGCCATAAGTAAATTCAGCACCAGTCGCATACTCAGCATTGTAGCGAGCAAATACAGTATTGTCGGCTGCTAGTGAGTCATCACCATCAACCAGCATGACAATGGCCTCGGGGTTGTCTATTGAGCGAATAGCC